CGGAAATTAAAACACGCTAGATTTGGACAAGATATGGAGACGAAATATATTGAATAAGTCTCAGTAACATATTAAAGCTACTACTGATATTAAATTATGGAAATTAAATAATTATTTACAAATTTAAAAATATACGATATAATTGATTTTCTTTTTACGCACTTATATATAGGAATTATTATGGCACGCCCTTTTCTACTTATTAAAGCTAAGTTGTTAACTAAGTTGCAAAATGAACATAGTGAAGGCGTACCGGTTACTAAACTAATACGTAAACACGAGCTGCAAGGTAAAATAACAGCACCGACATTAACTAAGCTTATACGCTTTGCTGATACAATGGATAAGATACAAGCAAATCCTTCAGCAAGCAATGATACATACCAAACAATATATAATTCAATATTTCCGCAATGGTTACACGAAGCCGAAAACGATATTGTATTACAACCTGCCGGCTGGCGATATACTGGCCGCATGCCTCTCGGAAAATGGGAAGAAAGATGCTGGACAAATGACTAAACATATAGGAGTTATAAAATGAAATACTATAAAGAATTAAGCTTTCATGAGCAACAAAAAGTGCTTGATAATCTTCAAGACTTACCATTGTTTCAACCATTTAGAGATGATGCGCATTCATTACTAATGCAATCTAAAGTACATACATTTGATGAAAAACTAGGTATGTATACATTAGCGGAGGCACCTGATGATAATGCTGATACTTAAATTCTTTGCAGCTGTATTTTTAATATGGCTTGCATATATAGTTATATACTTTTTATTTATCGAACCATTTACGAAAGATTATTCATGAATATATTTTTAATTGATAAACGCCCGCATGAATGTGCCAAAGCTTTATGTGATTTACGACTTAATAAAATGATACTTGAAACAGCACAGCTATTGTGTACTTCCCATCGTTATCATTTTCCCGATCGTGTTGAGCAGTTTAGTGACGTTATATATAAAGTTACTCATGAAAATCATCCTTGTTCAATATGGATGCGAAAACATATAAATAACCATTCATGGATGCTTACATATTTTGAGCATTTGTTTATGGAAAAGCAGTATCGTACGGGTAAAAATCATTTAAGTTTTGTTAAACTAGAGCAAATGCTTTATGATGTTAAACTAGGTGATCCTATTGGTACTTTAGATTACGACTCTATGAATTTTGACTTCAATTGTTCTGGTATATATCCAAGCACCAACAACGTGTTTGCTGATTACAAATTATGCCTACTTCAAAAATGGATTGTTGATAAGCGTGAACCTAAGTTTAGTGCACGTAGTCAACCTGATTTTATAACATTTGACTTAGCTAAAGCTCGTGAAGTGTATCTCGAACATAATTCTGAATTTAGTCGTGGTTTATATAAACGTCATATGTTAACAAGCGATCCAATTTGGAGACAACATGCCCAAGCAGCGTAATCAAAATATAAAAAGTACTTGTAATGGTGAAACAGTAAGCATGAATATAAATGCTTTAATTAATCATTACTTTAAAAAAGCAAATGAAACAAATGATGTAACAGAACAGCATATTTATAAACAACATGCTGAGCATTATATACGCGTAAAAGCAAATATTAAAATGGGAATACAATGTTAATTGATTTATTTATTGGTGCAGGCTGGCATACAGTTCCACTAAAGGGTGAGCTTACTCGTCTTGAAAGTGGTAAGAAGACTATACCTGTTTTTGAAGAAAATTGGCGAAACAAATATACAAAAAAGTTTAATGAAACTAGTGTAAAACTTGCTGGTGCAATTACTGGTGCGTGTTCTAATATAATTGCAATCGATTGCGATAATCAATTTACTTATGATTTGTTCAAACGATTTGATCCTGATTATGATTTTCACTTTATATCGAAAGGAAAGCCTGATGGTGGCGGTACAATTATTTATTCTTATAATAGCGATGTGGGTAGTTTTAAGCTTAACACAGACGAAATCGCGCTGGACTTTTTCTCAGATGAGGGGTTTGTGTATCTGCCGACGGAAGCTAACCAAACTAAGGAAAGCTGGCAAGGAGTGGAAAAACTCCCGGAAATAAAAGAAGTACCTTTTGAAGTATTAGTGCTATTAAAAACGTTTAAATCAAAAGTTCCAGCTGTAGGTGTAAATCAAACTAAACCACGTACTGTTATTTCAAACAGACTAGCTCCTATGGTTGAAAACTTCGTAAAGCGTAAAAAGTATGAACCAACTTTATTTAAAGTACTAACTCCCTATAGCTTTCGAGATTTACCTAGTTATATAGCTAAGGGACATTTACATCCTAACGACGTTCCACAAGGTAGAGGTAGTGAATATCTTAACAAAGTTAGTGCTATACTTGGTGCAGATATATCTATTAGTAAAGAATTGTATACAAATACTATGATGCTTATTAATTCTTTTTGGGATGATCCAATGGAAAAGAGTAAGCTTAATAAAACTATTCTTGAACCTATGATTGAAGAACGTGCTACTGTTGATGGTGACGTTATATGGAAATATGACGAGCACTGGGAACAAATGGGTTTTATAGCAACATCACTTAATGGAGACTATCTTGAAAGCTTTTACGACGACGTTAAAGGATTGTACTACCTTATTAATTATACCGTACCCTATGTCAAAGTTTACGGTGACAAGCGCCCTGTTATTACTACACTCAAGACGTTGCTTGGTCGTACGATCACGGAGGTACAATATGATAGCACTAAACAACTTATCCGTACTTCTCTCAACCCTGCCCTCGAGTTTGGCCATATGGAAGGCGGAGACATGTTCAACCTCTTTAGACAGACTGCTGAGCTCAATGTACTTAACAACCCGGCGCCGTATTCAACACAATACAATAGACCAAAGCATATTCTTAAATATTTCGAAACTTTAATACCTGATGATTTTATGCGTGGTTATGTATTATCATTCTTAAAGACTAAGCTAACTACTTTTAAATATAGTCCGGTTATTCTATATATGATAGGTAAACCCGGCTCTGGTAAAGATACAATGGTAAACATACTAGGTAAAATAATTGGCGCAGATTATATAGCTAAACCTGATACAAAAGTATTTCTTGAGCAGTATAATGGTTGGATGCTTGATAAATATATCATTCAACTAGATGAGTATGGTAATAAATTGAACAAATCAAGTGAAAAACAAGAAGCATTAGGTAAATTAAAAGCTTATACAGGTTCATCAGAAATGCAAATACGTGCTATGAGACAGGACGGCTTTAATTATAAACATAGTATTACTTTTGTTATGACAGCTAACTCTAATCCTTTACCTGTTGAAACAGATGATAGGCGAGTATGCTTTATACGTACACCTAATCGATTAGATAAGCAAGAATGGGTTGTTGAAGCGGGTGGTATATCTCATGTACATGATACTATTATGACAGAAATTATGGATTTTTGTTATTATTTAGCAACTGAAGTTAATGTGCTTAAAAGTGATGATTATGTTATTGCACCGGAAACTGAAGACAAAGAAAAACTTATTCTTGAAAGTCTTCCAGCTGCTGAGCAAATTATCTACTACATACAACATTCAAAATATAAAGAGTTAGAAGAGTTAGCAGCAGAGTACGGTGTACGTGACTTTAACGAGACATGGGAGAAAAATCGTTTGCAAGGTAGAGCGCTTGAAGAGCTATATGATGCAATGACTGAAGGCAATGGAACAAATAGAACGATAATTAAAATGATGAAAGCTATTGGATTGTCTCGCAGTCATACTACAGCTGGTGGACAAAATGTATTTTATTGGTTTATTCAGGACTTACATTTATACACTGATAGAAAAAGAAATGAAGACACTGAGAACGATGGATTTGTTAAAATAGATACTAGTACTGTTGTACCGAAAGGATTAAGATAATGGGTACACATAAAAGAAAAGAAGTGCCTGATGAACAATGGGCCAACAGAATGTGTTTAAAATGTCATACTGATTTTTTATCTACTTGGATAGGCAATAGAATTTGTGTTAAATGTAAGACACATGAAGACTATAAATATGACAATGAAACTTATAAACTTGATACAGGGAGGAATTAATGGCTGCTCAAATTAAAATAGACATTTTTGAAGGTGAAGCTATAACAGATTTTCAACTATCTAATAGCTCAGAGTTAGAAGTATTACAGTTACTTAATGCTTTAGCTGTTGCACAAGTAAAAGTATCTGAAAAATTAGCTGTTCAATGCGGCGTCAAAATAGGAGAGAAACCTTCTAATGGCTGAACTACTAGAAGATTTTAAAACTTTTATGGCTGATGATACTGCGCCTGAAATGTATATTCAAGGAGTTGCAGGAACAGGTAAAACAACCGGCCTTGGTGAAATACTTATCTATTGTCAAAGTATGAGATATGTGACAGTAACATGTGCCTATACACATAAAGCTGTTAAAGTTTTATCTTCTAAATTACCTCCTATAACTACAACGCATTTAATATGTACTTTGCATAGTTATTTAAAGAAACGTCCTACAATTAATGATACAGCAACTAAAGTTTCTCATGTAGAAGGTAATACACAATTAGAAATACCTGATAGTGTGGACGTAATTTTTGTTGATGAGTTTAGTATGATAGGTGAAAAAGATTATGTTGATCTTAAAGCTTTGCAATATGATGAAGATGGTAAACTATTAGTTAAAATTGTTTATATAGGCGATCGTAATCAGTTACCTCCAGTCAAAGATCAACAAACAATAGTACCGCATGGAGATCACGTACATACACTTACGAAAATATATCGCCAAGCTGATGGAAATAAATTGATAGATACACTATTAGACATCAATGATTATATCAATGGTAAACCAGCCGAAGCTTTAGCAGAACATAGTAACTTTAAGCGTAACACAGATATTGTAGAAGGTTACAAAAATTGTAAAACTAGTAAAATATTGCTGGCTTATACTAATGCGCGTGTTGAAACATTAAATGCAAACATTCAAGGTTACTCTAAACCTTTGAAAGATGATTTATTATTTTCACCAACACTACGAAAGTTTTTTAACTTAGGTGACACTTTACTACAAACTAATAACATTATAAATATTATGGGTGATATTGTTGAACTAGATAGTAAGTATAAGACACTAGAAACATTACATGATATTGCAGGTATTAAATTTTATGAATTAATTGATACAGATGGAAATGAATTTTGTTTTGCTGCTGTATTTGGACACGAAGGTTATTTACAAGTTTCTAGAGATTTGGCTGGTGAAGCTGTTAAGATTAACAACCGTATACTTAATCAATTTAATACTGATGCTAAATCATGGGCGAAGAGTAATTGGCAGCATCCACTAGCTAAGGAAAGAGCAAAAGCATGGCGTTATTATCTAGCATTTAAAACAAACGTTATTTGTTTAGACTTTCCGCACGCTATGACTATTCATAAGTCTCAAGGTAGTACATATGACAATGTGTTTCTTGACATGAATGACATAGGTAAATGTGCCAATAATGATTATCAATTGTATTTAAAACTTTTGTACGTAGCCATTAGTAGAGCTAGTGATACTGTATATACTAATTAAAGAAAGATTAAACATGATAGAAAATAAATCACAATTGTATAATATATGTGAAGATGTTATTGAAACTGAAGACGTAACACATATTATAAAAGATTTGAAAGCTACAATTTATAACAATACTGATAGATATCCAGTAGGGTTAGCCGCAAATCAAATAGGTTATAACAAACGTATTATAGTTTTAAATACACCTAGTTTTAAACACGCAATGATAAATCCAGTTATAGTTAAAAAATCAAAGCAAATGACAACACAAAATGAAGGTTGTTTATCTTTTCCTAAAGATTTTATTATACCTGTTACAAGGCATAAGCAAGTAACTGTTGAGTGGATTAATGAACAAGGTAAAAAAGTTAACCAAAAATTTCGTAACTTAGACTCTCGTGTTATACAACATGAAATAGATCATCTTAATGGTATAACTTTAGAGGAGTATGTTTAAATGACGAATATTTTATTTTTGGATATGGACGGCGTGTTATGTACAGCGCGCTCTACTTTCATGGCAAAAGAGATATATGGTGAAGTACCTCACAATTATTTAGATAAAGAAGCTACAGAATATATACTACGTATCGTTAGAAAATACGGTTTTAAAATAGTTGTGTCTTCTGTTTGGAGAGGGCACCCTGAATTTAAAGCAGCTATGAGGTACTTTGGTTTTGTGTTTAGTGATTTTCATCCAGATTGGAGGACTAAAAATATTGATATTGGTAGTCGCGGATTAGAAATACAAGACTGGCTGGATAGAAATGAACCACAGTTAGATAAATATATTATATTTGAAGATGAACCAAGTGATTTATTAACTCACCATAAAGAACAACATCTTGTACAATGTGATACTTATAACGGTATTATGTTCAACAGTATAATGCAATTTGACAAAAGAGTAATAGATCTTGGTATTAAACCAATATCAAAATAATATGTAAAATAAAAAAGAAATAATATTTCAAAATTTTTTGTTTACAATTATAAGATATTATGTTATAATTTTTACACAATTTGAGCAATCTGTTCAAATCTTTACTTAGCAAGTGCCAAAGTAAAGTAACTTCAAGTGAAAGGTAAAATTATGTCAAAAAATGACTTAGTTAATGTAGTAACTCCTGTAGGTGAATTGTTTTATGTGAACATTAGCGGACAGGGTAAAGAAAACTATGATGAAGATGGTTATGAATACACCGCTTCTATTCGTCTAACCGGTGAAAAAGCTCAAAAGCTTATTGCTGATATTGATGAAGTAGTTCAAAAAATGCCAAAAGGTGAAACTCTTAAATCATGTGGTTATAAAGAGCTTGTAAAAGATAAAGAGGGTAACTTACGTTCACCTTCTCTTCGCAAGCCTAAAACAGATGAAGAAACACTTTCAGGTATCTTTGAGTTTTCTTTTAAAACTAATACTACATATGGCGATGGCAAAGCTAAAAAAATTGGTGTACGTAATGCCAATGCTGAACCAGTTAGTCTTGGTGACAAACGTGTTGGAAATGGTACTATTGGTGCGATTTCCGGTAAAATGCGTGGAAAATCTTACAAAGAGGAATACTCTGTAACACTGTATCTTAATGCTATTCAAATTGCAAAATTTGTTGAGTACGTTGGTGACGACGGCTTTGATGAAGTGGAAGGTGACTTCCAGGGAGTTGAAGATGAAGAAACAGGTTTTGTTGGACAACCTGAAACTAATGGTGAAGCTGAAGCTCCGGCTAAAGTTAAACCTAAACTATAACATCCTCTCAGATGTGATGGGCCGGTGTACCCACTGTAAATTCAGTTAAGCACTATTCCCGGGCAAGAATTCAAAAGGCCCATTTTTAAACATTAGGAGTGATTATGTTTCACAAACAAAATTTAAATAAACTTGCTTATGCAAATGGTTTTAGCTTATGGCATTATTTACATCATGGTAAATTAGATGATGTTGAAGTAAAATCTTTCTTTAAACCTGCTGCTACAATTGTTGAACGTAATGATTTAATACTTGTTAACGCACAAGATGGTAATGGCTCATACTGGGTTATGGACAACTCAAATATGAATGTTATCGTACAAGCTAATCTACTTCCCGCAACACACGAAAAGGACATTAAAATGCAAATAAAGGAAATACACGTCGGAATTCAAAGAGTAATAAACCTAGGTAACTATGAAAATGTTCGTTACGAATGTTCAACTGTTGTAACGTTAAATGAAAATGATGATCCAACAGAGGCATATGAAAAAGGTTTAGAATTCTGTAAAGAAAAAGTCGGTGCTGAAATTGATCGTTTAGAAACAGCTAAATCATTAAATAAACAACGATAAGTTATGGGGCTCGAAAGGCAGAGCGTAGAGAGGTACAACTGTTGACTACAATTCCCTGGGAGCAGGTAACCAATCCAATAAGACTCTTTAATAATTGCGAAGAACACTATTAGTACTGTTAAAATTGGCCTGAGTGACGACTCTACTTTAACCCACCAACAAAGGAATAAACATATAATGGAACCAGTACCTTATGAATTTAAAACTGTTGAAGAATTAAAAGATCTTATTGACTATGAAGAACTTGTAATGTTCGATACAGAAACAGTTGGACTATACGGCAAAATTCGCCTTGCTCAATTTCATCAAAAGTCTTGGGGCCATAAAGCAATTATGGTAGAATATCCCGATCCTTTTGCATTAGTTTCGGCGTTAACAAAAGCTCATTGTGTTATGCATAATGCTCATTACGATATTACAACAATACAGGAAAATCTTGGGCATATAACTTGGATGCCTGAACAATATGAATGTACTTTTTTACTTGGTAGATTGCATTATTATACACAAGATAGTTTTAGTCTTGATAATATTGTTATGTACGTTTTAGGTGTAGACATATATGGCGACGATAAAAAAGAAATGCATAAAGCTGATTGGAGTGTACCTATTCTTTCAGATAAGCAACTAGCTTATGCTGCAAGTGATGTTGTTTACTTACAACATGTATATGATGAAGTTAAAGCACAGAAAGATAATATAAATTATAAACTTGATATTTTAGCTAGTCGATATGCATTAGATTTTCAGAATAATGGTTTACCTTTTGACGAGGAAAAACTAAACTCACAGTATTCAAAAAATCAAAGACGTATTGAAGAAATTGCGTTACCTATTAATTGTAATTCTTGGCAGCAAGTTCGACCTTATATTGGCTCACAGATGTCTGATGATTTAGGTTTATCTACTTTGATTGCACAAGGTAATGAACGTGCTGCCGCGGTTAAAGAGACACGTAAATTAACTAAGGAAAACTCATTTCTAACTAAGTTTCTTAATACTGAAAGAGAAGGTTGTATTTTTGGTAAGTTCAAGTTTTCTCCTCGTTCAGGCCGTTCTTCGTCTGACGATCAAAACTTACAACAATTACCTAGATCAACTAAAGGTATATTTGGTGTATCAACTGAATGTGATGATGTTTTAATTTACTCAGACTTCTCACAAATGCAATTGAGAGCTGTTTGTGCTGTTACTGGCGATGTTACAATGCAAGAGCTATTTAGACAAGGAGAAGACTTACATGACTATGTTGCAAAAATTATTTTCGGTGAAGACTTTACAAAGACACAACGACAAATTTGTAAGACAGCTAACTTTGGACTTTTGTTTGGTGCAGGGGTTGCAACCTTCCAAAATATTTTGCTCAAGCAAGCAGGACTATCGTTATCAGAAGACGAGGCCATGCGTATCAAGAAGAAATGGTTATCATTATGGAAGCAAGTAGCAGCGTGGCAAACTTCAGGCATTCGTGCTTGGAAGAAAAAAGATGCGTGGGAAACTCCACTAGGTAGACGATACACAGCAAAAATGATGACAGATCAACTAGCAATGCAAATTCAAGGTTTTGAAGCAGAAGTAGCAAAGTTAGCAATGCATTATATGCTACCTAGGTTAACTGAACTAGATAAGCGTATCAAATTACGTAACTTTGTTCATGATAGTTATATCTTTACATGTCCTAAAGAACGTATATTATATGAACAAGCTAGTTTAATTATTGCCGAAAGTATGCAAGAAGGCTGGACTGAAATGTCTCAATCTGTTATGATTAAAGATCTACCAATGCCTGTGAATGTACGGGTAGGTTATAACTGGGGTGACATTGAGAATGGTGAATTTATTTACGAGTTTAACAAAGATTAGAAAGGATTAAAAATGGATATAGATATTAGATTAAATGAAACAATTGGCTGGAGTATTTTAGCTATAGGTTTAGTAATTATTATTTTAACTTTAGCATTTAATCATCATGATTATATGGTTAAAAAAGTAGCTGAAGATAATAAAACACAAAGAATATTAGCAGAACAAGGTTATACACCGCTCGAAATATCTTGTGCTTATAATATTGTTGCACCCGCTTGTGTATTACTTGCTGGGGGTAAATAATGACTAATATATTCGAACAAGGACTAGATGAAAAACATTGTATGGTTGATTTGGAAACACTGGGTACTAACTCACGTTCTCCCGTCATTCAGATTGGTTTAGTATTTTTTACTATTCAAGGTATTCAAACACAAAGTCTTTTAACAGTTGATTTTGATGATGCTTTGAAATACGGTAAAGCCGATGGCTCAACAATTAAATGGTGGCTGCAGCAAGACACAGCAGCGCAAAAAACATTGTTTGAAAATCCTCGTTCTGCTGAAGAATGTGCTGAAATCATTGAAAAATTAATTACCGCACAAAACCCCAATTATTTTTGGGCTCACGCTACTTTTGATTTTCCTATTTTGAATAGTATGTTTGACGCTATGGGCCGTAAAAGACCTGTACCATTTAGAACAGCTTATGATTTGCGAACACTTGAATACTTTGCCGGTAATAATATAGAATGGGAAAAGCGAGAAGGTGTGTATCATAATGCACTTGATGATGCAACTTATCAAGCTAAGCATGCTATTAAAATGCTTCGTTATATTAAAACATTGAAAGGAGAGTTAAAATAATGGCTATTGCAGTTACAGTTAAAAATCCAAATGCTTTACGTAAAACAACTATTAATAGTAAAGAGCAAAAAAGAAAAGGTTGGTCTACACCTTATGGTTTTATTGACGCAGACAAACCTGTCACATATAATGAAGCGTTACGAATGGGCGCTGAGTTAGAGAATAGATTAAATGATATAAAAAGTGAGAAAAAAGATGTTTAAATTAAACGACTATAGAATATTTGAAATATTAGTTAGTGCTGCTGTTGCTTTTACTGCTGAATATTTATTCAACGCACCTGAAAAAGTAGTATTGATATTATGGATAGCAGTGTTTTGGTTTTTAATTCTGTCTTTGATGCAGGACTTTATTGAAACAATTAGTTTTGCGTGGTCTAAGGGCAGAATATCTTGGGAGCGTAAACAAGTTTTACAACAACTAGGTGAATTACAAAAACTTATTGAGGCTTTAAAATGACTGATAATTGGGAAGCAAGACAATACGGTGCATTAATTAATAAAATTATGCATAAAGGACAAAAAAGAGAAACACGTAATTTAGCCACTTATTCAATTTTTGGTGAAGTGATTGAAATTGATATTAGTAATTACTTTCCTTTATTACAAGGACGAAAAATGTTTTATAAGCCTGTATTAGGTGAATTAGCAGCAATGTTACGTGGACCAAAGAACGTACAAGATTTTAAAAAATTTGGTTGTAACTATTGGGATAGTTGGGGTTCTGAACCGACAGACAATCACCTTGGTGGTGATATTGAGGTAGATTATGGGAATGCATGGATTGATTTTAATGGGTTTAACCAGCTTGAAGACGTGGTTGACAAACTACAAAACAATCCTGCAGATCGTCGTATTATTGTCTCAGGTTGGCGTCCTGACAGGCTTGATAAGCTCAGTCTGCCTTGCTGTCATATGCTCTACCAGTGGTATGTGCGAGGTGAATACCTTGACATGGTATGGTATCAGCGGAGTGTGGACACTATGGTCGGTTTACCTTCTGATATTATTCTTTGTGCTGCGTGGAATATTATTTTGGCTAACCAATGCGGATATAAACCAGGTGTTATTAAATTGGTATTGGGCGATACTCACATATATGATAACCATGTTGGTGCCACTCTCGACTATTTACGGCAATTAAATAAAGTTAGTAAACCTAATCAAGTAAAATATGAAATAGACAAAACAGCTACTATTTCAAATTTCCGTCCTGAAATGTTAATTCTAGGTAATTACGAACCTCAACCAGCTGTTAAATTTGATTTAAACGTATAGGAGTTAAACTAATGCCTTTATTTTTATTTATTTTATTATGTTTATTTTTATTTGTAGGTGAACCAGATATATTTGATTTGCTTATTGATAATACTAAAGATATGTTATCTCAACAAGCAACAGAGAAAGATTGTGACAAATGACACAGAAGAGAACAACTAAAGCCGAACGAATACGAGCAATTGCCGGTGAGATAGAAATAAAAAGTGCAGAGAAGCAAAATGCTTTACAAGGTATACGAGAGGCTAATGCATGGCTTACACGGGTAGATAGTGAATTACACAATTTACATCAACAATTAGAACTGGAGTTAAAATAATGCAAGCTATGACAATTACGGATAGAGTTATTCTTTGGAATAAACAACGTTACGAGCAAGAATATAACTATGATTTAGCCGCGCAGCTTTTGTTAGAAGAAACTTCTGAGTTATTTGAAGCTAAATCTGATATTGATAAGCTAGATGCTATTGGTGATATCTTTTTTGTAGCAATTGGTGTATTTTGGAAACTAGGCTTACCTAATGAAGTTATCCAACGTATATTTCATGATTTAGATTTAACAAAAGCAACTATTGAAGAGACTAATGATTTGTGTAATAACATTGAATACGCTATTATGGAAGAAGTTAGTGATGTTATTGGCGCTTATCCAGGTATTAAGTTAGCTTGCTATTCTGCATTTATTTGTGCTTTAGGTACGTTAAGAGGTATGAATATGCAACATACAATATATGACATTGTTCATGCTATTTGTGACAGTAATCATACCAAAGAAATTAAAGGTAAAACACCTTCACATATTAAAGCTAATATAAATAAAGGTAAAGGCTACAAACCACCTACAGAAGCTTTAATGAATATTTATAAGCAAAACAAGATTATTCATTAGGAGACTAATATGACTAGAGATGAACTACATAAAAGATTAATTGAAGTAGCTGCCCAATCACCAGCTAAAAAACGTAAAGTTGGCGCTATTATAGCTGTTGAATGGAAAGACAATGACTTTTGTATTATATCAGAGGGTTATAATTTTAATCCTTCCGGTGGCCCCTGTGAAACTGAAGAAAATATTACTCATGAAAATGTTGTACATGCAGAAGTAAATGCTATTAATGAGTATATTAAAACAGACTTAAAACTATTTGCCGATAGTCATGGTTACGGACCGGAAATTACACAAAGTCAATTAAAGCTTTATTGCACTCATCCCCCTTGCGATGGTTGTAAAGCTGCTATTCTTGCTGCAAATATTGAATACGAAGTTATGGGTGATTTTCTTAAATTTGACAGTAACAAACCACGTATGGCCTTAGTTCCTGCCTCACTAGGTTACGAAGTTGGCAGAGTTGTCACTTACGGAGCCAAAAAATACAAAGTTAATAATTGGCGTAAAGTTAAGTCACAAGAACCTTATATTAACGCACTTGAGCGCCACTTAGCAGCGTATAAAAACGGTGAAGTTAACGATCCGGAAAGCGGTCTAAGTCACATGTCACATATTGCGTGTAATGCTGCATTTTTACTAGAGTTACAAGACTTACCAATTATAGAAGGAGATAAATAATGGAAATATTTACAGCTGAATTTATAAATAATATAGCAAGAATTTGTCATGAAGCTAATAGAGCTTATTGTGTAACTATTAACGATCATTCGCAACAACCATGGTGTAAAGCACCAGAATGGCAAAAAGATAGCGCTCGTAAAGGTGTAAAACTACATTTAAATGAATTGTACGATGGTAATATACCTCTACCAAGTAAATCTCATGAAAGTTGGCTAGCTGAAAAATTAAACTCTGGTTGGACTTATGGCGATACTAAAGATGAAACAAAAAAGACACATCCTTGCTGTGTGCCATATGATAATTTACCGAATGAGCAAAAAGTAAAAGATTATTTATTTATTTCAATCGTAACCGCAATGTATAAAGGAAGACAAAATGCAAAATAAACTATTAAATGACAATGAATTAGAATTAAAATTACGTACTAGTCCAGCTGACAGAGTAACACAAGAATACATGGAAAGTCGTATTGAACAAGTTGTATTCACGGCTATGAAAGAAGTGTCTCGTGCTGATGATTGTACAACTATATGTACCATATATTTAGATAACGGCTACACAGTTAGAGGTGAAAGCGCTTGTGTAAATCCTGAGAACTACAATTCAGAAATTGGTGAACGTATTGCTTATGACAATGCAATTAATGCATTATGGCCTTTATTTGGTTTTTTATTAGCTGAAAGTCAGTATCAAAAAACTCCTAAAGTAGAAAATACAGGTAGACGTAAAGCAGATCTAAGTTTACCTTATGATGCTGCTGATGGTAAATGGCATGTAGAAGAAACATTATATCCTGAGTCTCGAGGTTATATTGTACATGACTTTGAAAGTAAAGAAGACGCACAAGAATTTATCAATAAAACAAAGGATTAATAAAATGGACGGTACAACTGAAAACCTAGCTCAAAAATACTACGGTAATGGTATGAAAAAATCAATGAATGATGCTGTGTTCGCTGTAGATGGTGATATTATTGCTTATCGTACGGCTGCAGTATGTGAAGATCATTTTGAAGGTGCTGTAGAAAGTATTATTGACACAACACTTAAAGATATTGTATCTGATACAGGTATTCATAAAATGAGAATTTACTTGTCTGGGGAAGATAATTTCAGATACAGAATTGCTATTACAAAACCATACAAAGGTAACCGTGGTAGTATTAAACGTCCTCGCTTTTTAGAACATGCTAAAGAATATCTTAAAACTCGTTATCGGGCTATTCAAATGCATGGTTATGAAGCAGATGATGGTATAGCAACCGATATGACTATTAATGGAGCTATTCATTGCGGTATTGATAAAGATATTTTACAAATACCTGGTTTGCATTATGACTATGTTAAAAAAGTATGGGCTGATATATCAGAAGATGAAGCTACACTTAGATTGTATCGTCAAGTGTTAATGGGTGATAATTCAGATCATATTCCTGGTTTACCTAAAGTGGGTGAAAAAACAGCAGAAAAATTAATTTTTGATCCTGAAACAGCTCATGAAGATGCTATATCTGTTTACAAGGAAATTTGTGCTGAAAAATTGCCTGATGTAGATCCACTAGTTTATTTTGCTGAGCAATACGCTTTAGTAGGTATGGTACGTAATGTAGATATGTTTAGTGTAATAACCCAGTATGTTGAGCATGACACAGCAGGTTTTCAACCTATTAAATTAGATGAAGAAGACATGCCAAGCACAGGAGTTCGATTGTAATGAGTGACGAACCTATGACAGCCAAAGAGGCAATTAAATATATTGCGAAAGAATTTAACGTTCCTTCGCGGTATGCAATGTCTAAGCAACTATCAGATGAGGAGTTAACAGTACAACCTATACAAATAAGTAATTATATGAATGGCACTAAAATGAGTGAGAAAGTAGCAAAGCGTTTTAATGAGGTGTATGGTGTTCTCATTAGTGACATTCATTACCCTTCTGACTTTCGCCGCACTTCACAAGAGGACATTTGATGACTAAAATTACACCTTGGCCTGAACAAAAAGCTATGGCCGGTGAGGCTATTAAAGTGCTAAAAGAGCACGGATTAGTCTATCTAGCTATGGAAGAAAGAACAGGTAAAACATTAACAGCTATTCTTATAGCAGAAGATACTATTGCTAATCGTATATTAGTTATATCTAAGAAAACCGCGTTAAAAGGTTGGAATGACATGTTAGATGGTTATATTCATCTTAGTTCATATACAGTAGTAAACTATCATCAAGCTCATAAAGTTAAAGGTGATTTTGATTTAGTTATTTTAGACGAGCCACACAATTATGTTAGTGGTTACCCTAAAACATCTGCCATGTGGAAAAATATACACAAACTTGTTTATGGTTTACCAATTATATATATGTCTGCTACACCTAATGCTCAAGGTGTGCAATTATTATTCAACCAATTTAAATTGTGTAAGTTTTCGCCTTGGGATCATTATGAAGACTTTTATGAGTGGTTTAAAAAATTTGCTAAAAGAGATGGAAAAGGTAATTTACCAGTTACTTATATTGGTAATAATAGAACGGCTATTGACTATAAAAAAATTGAACATGATTTAGCTTTTTCTGAAGTAGAGCATTTGTTTCTAACTAAAACAAGAGCTGAACTAGGTTTTGAGCACGAACCGGAAGATGAGTTACATTTTATCGATTTAGACGAGACAACAAGAGGTGCATATAATGCTTTAATAAAACATAATGTATTAGAATTCTCTCACCAAGCTACAAATCGTGACTATTCTATAATATGTGACAGCGGTATTAAATTACGTTGGACTTTGCATATGTTGGAAGGTGGTGTACTTAAGTATATTGAAATAGTTAATAAGAAAGAAAAAGTACATTATTTAGTTTTAAATAATAGTGAAAAAATTGACTATATGTTAAATGTCTGGGGTGATACTAAAGATCTTGTTATAATGCATCAATATAAAGCCGAAGCTATAAAACTACAAGCAATATTTAAAAAAGCACGAATTTTGCAAGCAACTAGTTATGCTGAAGGTGTTGATTTGTCAATGCATAAACATTTAGTTATTTATTCGCAAGATTTTAGTACAGCAAGACATACACAAAGACGTGCAAGACAAGCCAATAAAAATAGAGATGAAGAAATTAAAGTTCATTATCTATTAGTTAAAAAAGCAGTTAGTGAACAAGTATATAATGTGTGTTCTAAAAATAAAAAGAATTTTGTTGATAGTTTATTTGAAAGGGAAGAGCTATGAGTTATGAAATATTACAAGCAAACAACGGTTTTATATTACGACCGAGAAGTGATTATGACAGAGGTGTTTCCATAGAAAGAGATGTTTTTGTTTTTAACACAGCTAAAGACTTAGGTCAACACATAACAGAAAATTTTAAAACTTTGCAAGAAGAAAAGGAAAGACAAGAATGATGATATTACCCAACTTACGTGCGAACTCAAGTAGAATAGTAAAAGAACAAATATTAGATCATGCTTCTGAATTAGATAAATTAATGTTTCAATATGCTTATCATCCTATTAATACTTATGGAGTGAAATTTGACAATATTGATTATTCGACTGTTCAAAATCCTACTAAAGAGATGTTTGACATTTTAGACGAGTTAGCAGACAGAACATTAACAGGTAACGAAGCACGTGAAACAGTCGAGGCTTTTGCATTTGAAGATGGTGATTTAATTAAACTTATTTGTAATAGAGATTTAGATTGTGGCGTTACAGCTACTACGTTGAATAAAGTTTTTGGTAAAGGTTTTATAAAACAATTTAAAGTTCAACTTGCTAAAGAAGTAACACTTGATAAAGTTAAGTTCCCTTGTATTGCACAAATTAAATATGACGGTGTTCGTGTTATTGCAATAATCAAGTCACATAAAAATAAAGTTATATTTAAAACACGTAATGGTAAAGTATTTGAATATCCTGCACTTGAAAAAGCTTTATTATCTTGTAAGTTACCTGATCTAGATATTATATTAGATGGTGAATTAACCTTAGGAACTTCATCTGCATCTAATCATACAAATGTTAGTGGGGCTGTTACATCATCTATGCGTGGTAATCCTATTCCAGGTGCTAATTTTGTTTTTAACGTATTTGATTTTATGTCTATCGGTGATTTTTATTCACAAACTAATGATAATATTTATGGCACACGATTTGCTGCTGCGAAAACTATTGTAGATAATATACAATCAGATCTAGTAAGAATTGCTGAAACACATAATATAGCTACAGCTGATGAAGCTAATAAAATGTTTAATGAAGTTTATAAACAAGGTTATGAGGGTTTAATATTAAAACATTGGCATCATTTATATACATTTAAACGTAGTGCTGATTGGGTTAAAATGAAAGCTATTAAAGATTGTGATTTGAAATGCGTAGACATTAAAGAAGGCACTGGTAAGTATCAACATCAAATAGGTTCTCTTATTTGCGAAGGCATGGTTGAGGGTAAATTTGTTATAGTTGATGTAGGCTCTGGTTTAACTGACATGCAAAGAGAAACAGCTTGGGATTGTTTCGTAGGTGAAACAATTGAAATTAAATACAACGAGCTTATTAAAGACAGTATAACAGGTGATTGGAGTTTATTCTTACCTCGTTTTGTAACTATTAGAATGGATAAATAATATGAAAACATTAGAAGAATTATACGAAGAAGCTCGTCAATATGGTACAATTGATATTTTTGGACACGCTGATGGTACATATAGTTGTAACATTTCATTTCGCACTATCTCACATATTGAATTAAAAGCTCAAGCAGGTCATGATAATACTACACCTGCTATTGCATTACAAAAAGCTATAGATAAAGCAAAAATAATTGTTCGAGATTTAGGAAAAGAAGCAGAAAGGTTTAAACAGTTATCTAATGGCTAATCCTTTACAACCTAAGATATTAAAAGTACTAAGAACTGAATATGGCGCTTACGCAATAAACTTGGTAGCAAGTGCCTCTTCAGGTGATATGGATATTATATGTTGTATAAAAGGTTTATTTTATGGTTTTGAAGTTAAATGGGCTGATGATAAACCTTCAGAACTTCAGAAAAAGAAAATAAACGCTTGTATTGATGCTGGAGGTAAAGCTTTTTTTGTTCGTTCTGTACAGTCCTTGCGTAACATTCTTGACAATGACTTGAATCCAGTCTATTATGATATTAAACCGGAGTTTATTTTATAAAAATTGTCAAAATCTACCTAGGCTACGTCTTCCGAAATTCATTTTATAGATAATCATAAGCCAAATATTTAAAGGCCTCAGGGACAATCCTGAGGCCTTTATTTTTAAAATTAATCTTGTTTTGCTACTGTACTATTATAACTATCAATAGTATTAGCATCTTCACGAGTTAGTTTACTCTCGATCGACAAATTTATAACTGGACACGCATTGATCGTACGAGGTGCCGTACACCCAGCGGCAATAACGCATAACAAGACGCATATCATCAAGTTGCCTATTTTCTTGCTTTCGTTTTTCATATTTCTTGATCTCCTTTACTGCCTGTGCACTTGTCTCTGCTCTTTCAGTTGTAGTACCTTCATTTAATTTTGCGTCGCCAAAACTATAAATTAAATAGCCGCCGAGGCCCAAAAGAACCACGACGACTACTATAATTATTAGGTATTTATTCACTACTTACCTGCATCTGTTTTAACACCTTGGCGAATTGTCGCACCAAGTACAGCTGTTAAAACAATTTGAGCTGTGTCAGCAAGTGAAACATCACCAACTAGGTAGGCTGCAATAGCACCGATAACAGCAACACCAGCAGTAATGTATGTTTTATAACCTTTTAACATGGTTAGTCCTTTCTAATCGTTTACGGTTTTATTGTAAGCTTCTTGATCCATGGGAGCATTTGTCCCTGCCTCAAGCATACCTACAACACATTCTTTGGCTCCTTTTTCTTCAATACATTCGTGACCACCTTCATTTGCGAAGGCGCCACCAACGATTAAAGTCATAACCATTAAAAATTGTGGAAGCATGTGTTTTCCTTTCTTTGTAGTACTTTCTTAAACCCAAGTACTGTAGGTTATGCTTTTTCTGAAATGTACACTGTACCATCAGAAGAAGAACGAATGCATGATATATGAGTATCACGAACTTTAGACACATCATCATCAACTAATGCAATATCATAGTATAAGCCTGCAGGGATGAAATGACTTAATGCAGTTGCAACTACTGTTGAAGTACCAACTTCAACAAATACGTCTTCAGTAGCATATATAGATATCACTCGAGTATCACCATCAAAAGCAGTAGAGTTTTTTGCTGCCGTTGCTGTAGTTGTAACTGTATGAGCTTTACCTGGTGATAATCTCAATGCAGGTATTGGACGACCTTGTCCATCATTAGGCATTTGTGTAGTCATAATTTATTTCCTTTCTTGTTAAATTATTATATAAGTTTAAACATTAACTTCAACTACTCCCGGTCGAATAGGTAGAGCAGTTGCAGAATTGTCTTTAACAATTTTAGTTATATCTAATGTTAATTCTGCATCATACATGTAGTATAATTGTTCTACTTCAGTACCTGATGGTTCACTATCTAGTGTTAATCTAATAGTTGTTGCATCAACTCTTATAGCAGCAGTAATATCTATTGTAGAGGACCCGTCAAAATAAGTAAAACCTTCAATACCAGTTGTTGGTGTAAAGTCTGTGCCGGCATCATGAGCAATAGTAACATCTACGTTAGTACTTGTTGTTCTGATTGCACTAGCTAATGTAGGACCGTTAACAGAGCCAGAAACTGTATAACCTTTACTATTCAAAATAGCATTAGCATTACGTTCAGCTACAACTAGGTAGCCTGCGTCAGTTAAATGTACCTGATCGAATAAAGGTTGATCGTATATCTCACCTGCTAAAATTATCCAACTATATGTTTCAGCCAAACGTTGTTGTACTTCTCTTATAGCTTGGACACCGCCAATATTTGTGTAACTACCTGAACGTCTTCCTATAGGCTGAATATATATAGGTATGTCACCAAAAGTATTACGCATGTGCTGGAACACTTTTAACAACGACTCCTCATATATTTCTGCAGGAGTACCGTTATCGATGTAATGCCCATCTTGTTCACCTTGTCCCCATAACACCATAGTTGGTTTATAAAAAGTATCTGCGATAGTTGAATAAAAATTTGTTAGAACAGGACCAGGCTGGTCATTATCATAATCCCACCAATATTCAGAATTAGGTATTGTACTATTACTAGTTTCTAAAATACTGGTACCTCCATCGCCGGCATCTATCATAACAGCGACTTTACCTGGCGCCGCTGCACCAAGGACTTGTCTATGTTTTAATTCACCCTCACTAGAGCCACTTTCTTGGGAAGACCAATGACCTCTCATTAAAGATTGACCTCCACCAGCAATAATAAAATGAGTATGATCTAGCATTTTCTCAAGTGCATACGGTATATCACGATCTTCGTTAATAACCATAAATTTATAAACAGTTAAATCTTTAGCATCACCACCGTTATTTCTAGAACCTACGTTAATTTTTAGCAAGTCGTCACCTAGGGGAGCATGTGATTGTTCATTAGTCGATTGTCCTGATAATATTGTACTCCCAGTATTACTATACTTTAACAGTGCAAGACACGCAGTGTTTCTAACAATTTGGTCATTATTAGCGGCTGAATGTAAACTAGCTCCGTCGTCTCTTACAAAACCACGAATAGCTGCACTACTATCTTCTCGAATACCAATAGTATCATTTGCACTACTACCATTACTTGCTACAAATAAATATGTATAATTCACAGCAGTTGCAGGCGCTTCATAAATAATAGCCATAATACCTTCATCCGGATTAAAGAAATTATCGTCAGCGATGGTTAATTCATATGGCGACACTGCTAAAATATTTGTTTCTTCAGATATATAAAATTTGTATGGTAGTGCCACGCTTGCTAAAGCATTTTTTATCGGCGACATACCTTTACCTATGTTAATTAACATGTTTGCTCCTTATATTACAACTCTGTTTAAAACCCAACCATAAGCAAAGTCTTCATCTTTTTTACGTGCTTGAGATAAGCGTAAATAAAAACTACCTTGCAAACAATTAAGCGCTCTTAAAAGAACTAGTTCGCCTTGTGTACCTCGTTTTTTGTAATATTGTTTTAAAGCTGACAAAGTAGCAGGTCCAATACTACCATCAATTCTAATATCTTTATAATCTTTTTCTTGTCTATTAAAAGCATTTAAACTATACTGTAAATATTCTGCTGCACGTCCGGTACCTTGATTAACACCAGTGTCAAATAATTCATGAACTAGAGTAGGCATGATTTTATAAATTGCGTCTAGATTTAAAGGTAACCAGAAAGCATCATAATATATTTGCTTTGCTTTATTTAAAGATAAGTTTTGCATTTTACCTCTATAACCATATTGTCTAGCAAGCGCAACAGTAATACCGTACATTGTCTTACCACCACTGTCACTTTTATGATCTGAATAAGTACCTTCAAGATCTAAAACTTTCTCTAAATTTTCTGTAAAAGTCATTTTTATTTCCCTATCAATCTTTCTATTACAAATGCTGTTAATAAACCTAGTGAGCTTAAGATAGTCCACCATATTGTTTTTTTATCTCCTACTAACGACAACGACGTCGACTTTTGGGTAGTTGAAGCTAACTCTTCTAGTCTCTGCTCGTCCATCATTATTCGCGACAGATAAAATTGAAAAGGCTTTAAACCGTCGAAAGGCACTCGAACCACTAATAATATAATTCTTCTCTTTTCTCCATCGCTGAATTCGTATTCTTTGTGCATTGTGTAGCTGCTTATCTTTCCATCTCTGACAAGCTTCGCCTGCTCTATATCTGCATGTCTTACTTCTGGCGGTGTAATATCTGTGAAAGAGCGACCGTAGAACTCGTGTGCCGAAACACCTAATATTTCTAACCATTGGGGATTTACAGAACGAAACAAAAAATCTTCGTCTACAACTGCCCAACCATCGAAAGATACGAGCCAACCAGATTTGAATGCTTCTGATCTTTCTTCTTCTGTTAAACCATCCATTTATCATTTCTTTCTATTTTCCTCTAACTTGAATACCATTGCTTTGCCTTCTGTTTTAATACCTTCAAAACCTTTTTCTTCAAGTAATTGTTGTAATTTAGGGATTTTTCTAACCTGTTCTTCTGTTACATCTTTACCAACAATTAATGAAATATCGTCAAGTGTTGCTAATCTAGATAAATTTAATTCTTTACCTATAATGTTAGTAGCGTTAGGATTTTTAACTTTGTCAACAAAATATACACCCTTACCAAATTTGCCATCGGTAACAACAAACTTACCTGTTGCACTTTGTTTGTACATTTTCTTAAAATCCTTAGCAGCAGGTTTTTGCCCTGTTTTAGCCATTGCTTGTCTTAAGCCAGAAATAAGCTGTACAATTTCAGCTTGTTGCTCACGAGGAAATGACTTTACAAAACTATCTGCTGTTTTTGCGTTCAAGGGATTTTCTAATAAAGTACCCATTTTATTTAAAAGAGCTAAGTTATTTGCTTTACGTCCTGGTACCAATCTTTTAACTGCATTAAAACCAGCAGAAGCAACTTCATACTTAGCTCGCATAACAGGATCAACAGTTAGGTAACTCTGAAATTTTGGCACTGCTATATTACCTGATACTTTTGAAAGATTAGGATCATTTTTAAATATTTTACCATATTCTTGTACAATATCTTTTAAATACTTACCTTCAGGAGTAGTTAAATTAGTACGTTTCAAGTGATCAGCTAGCATAGGAAAATGTATAGCTTGTTGATCAGTAGCATAACCTAAAGTATAACGATCTGTTAACTCTCGTACAACAACACTTTCAACCTTACCTCTGGTTTTTGGAGGTAACTTTTCAAGAACTTCGTCAAAAGTACCATCAATTGAATTAATATATTTTTTAGCTGCCGCAGCAATACTGTCTTCAGTTACACCTTTTTTAGTAAGTGCTTTATACAATATATTGTCTTCCATCTTTTTCATTTTGGAATATTGTGTTTTTGCTTCACTAAATTGTTTTAACCATTCTCCACCATTTTCAGGCATATAATCTTTTACAGCTTTACCAATTTGTACATCTACTTTATTTATAACACTATTTAAAGCATCTACATCAGGTTTTTTCAATCCTGTTTTACTATACTTGAATTCGTTGATAGCTTGTCTAAGCTCAAGAAGATCGCCAAATTGACGTCCTTCAGAAGCATTTTCAATACGTAAAGCATAAGACAAAAATTGTTCTCTTTTAGTCGGATTTGAAATACCTTTTTCAATAGTTTTCATTACTGGCTCTAATGCCAACTTATCTAAATCAAATTTAAAATCTGTACCATTAATTGCATCAGAACCAATTTGTTTAACTTCACCATAAAAGTTTTTAACTTCTGAAGTATATTTACCTAGGTCTTCTCTAACAAGATTTCCTACATTATCACCTGTAGCATTATCTATTAATTTAGTCAAGCCTTTCGCTCTATCATCAATGTCTTTAATAATGGCTTTTGCAACCATAGGCTCGGAAGACGCTACAGAACCAACAAAAGGTTCAGCACCTTGTTGTGTACTTGATACCACGCCAATAGCTTTTTCTTCAAAAGATTTACCTGGTGCTTTTTTAGCATTAAATCTTTCCCATTGTTGTACCATTTCAGCAGCTTGATCATCCGTAATCAATAGATTTTCTTTAAGCGCTTTGTATGCCCCTTTGGAATTTCCTCGAGCAACAAAGTCAAAACTCTTCATTATTTGTTTTAAACCAGCAGCACCTAATTTAAATGTAGCAGTACCTAGGACACCAGCAACACCATCAAATATAGCTGCTTCCTTCATTTGAGACAAATACATTTTAGCCTCAATACTTTCTTTTAGTTGTAAAGCATTAATAGTCATATCAATACCTTTACCTGCGGAAGCGCCCACCATACTCCCACCAATAGCTCCGACGATACCGCCAATAGCCGCCCCAGCAGGTCCAGTAACAAGTTCTTCAGGGAGGACGACCCCGATACCTGTCATATTACCTGCTGCAATGCCCACACCAGCACCCACTTTTGAACCTACTTTAGCACCTGTCCATGCACCAGCAATAGCACCTCCTATTTCGGCTTTAGTGTTATATAACCGGTTAACAAAGCTACTATCAATTTCTTCAACTGTACCATCTTCATTACGTAGCATCAACTCACCTGTTTCAGGAGAAACAAATGCGTCATATTCAAACTCTTGAAGTTTATCAACAATAGATTTGTTTAATTGATTTACTTCACGGCGTGCTTCAATACCTTTTTCTAAATTCCACAAACCTTGTATCTGTTTACCTGTTGTAGAATATTTCTCGTACACATCTTTGTATAAATCTGCCAAATCTTTTGCTTCTTCCGCAGGTGTATCAGGATCCCATTCATACCGTTGCCATTTTTCACGCACTAAAGCTGTATCTTCTTCAGAATAACCATTAGCTAATAAGTATTCTTTAATAGCTTTAGGTTCAATACCCTTAGCTTCCACCGCACGAATTTTTTCTTTTAAATCGTTTTGTACTGGAATAGGTTCAGCAACCTGCTCTGTAGGTTCTACAGTTAAGGAGGATTGTTCTGCAGCCGTAACTGGCTCAACTTCAGTTGGCGCAGGAACAGCAGGTTGCTGATTTATATCGACTTGTTGAGCTGTTTGAATTGTATCGTCCATTACGCACCTTCATTCGTATTTTGTGGTAGTTTTAGTTCTTGGCTTTGTTTCTGTTGTTCTGTTGCATTAGGATCAGCCATCTGATTACCAGCACCAGCAATCATAGCAGCTGTATTAGCTAATATTTCTGCAATGTCCGGGCTATTGCGCATTTTCATTTGTTTAATAGTTAATGATGTAGCCTTGAAAAATCCAGCTGGATTAACAGACATTAATGCTTGACCTATGTTTCCTTGTAATACATTTTCCATCATAAGTTGATTTTTCTCGTCTTCATCATTATAAACAACACTATCAATACTAATATCAACCTTAGTGAATGCAATTTCAGTTTCTGTAGTAGGTATAGGTGCTAAAATGACATTTCCTTGCTCATCTAGCTCAGGTTCACCGGAGGCAGGATCCAATACTTCTTCATAAACTAAATCCATAATTGGTTGACCAGTTTGAGGATCTATTTGACCTGTCCATTGAGTTAATGGTTTATTAATTTCAATCCATCTTTCGCCAACACTTTCGTCAGTTATACGTAGAGCTTGATTAGCTGTATAATACTGTTTTACTAGGTTTACCATATCCCAACCTAACAAACGATAAAATTGCTCAATACGTACAGTAATATATCTTAATGCTAAAGCTGTAGCATTTTGCTGTAATTTAACTTTACGACCACTATCAGAAGCAAAAGCCATACCTAGGAAACTATCGTTAATACCCAACACTCTTTGAATTCTGTCGAAGCCTTTATCGATAACTGTATATTGATCTAATACTTCGCGAGTAAGATTTTCTATTTTAATCTTGCTTAATTTTAATACAGGTATAACAGCGTTAACACGATTAAATTGATCAGTAAATTCATCGATGTCTGCAACACCTCCTTCTTCAACAAAAGCTTTTTGAGTATTAACCATAAGCTGGATTTTAATCAAAGCTTGATTAATAGCTTTTTGACTTTCGATAATCTCACGGAAAATACCATAAAACTCTGTTTTATTACTCGTATGTATTTTATGAACACGGTATGGAAATTTAACTTCTTTATATGTAACTTTATATCTGTGTAATTCTTCATCTGCACACCAATAAACAGCCCATACATCACCATCATCGTCTTCAACAATAGAATGCACAATTAAGTAATTATCATACTTTTTAAAATAACCGTCAAATTGATCTTGAAAAGCATATTCAAAATCTGCTTCTTCTACGTTCAAATGATTTGAATAAGCATCAAGTTTATCAATTAAGTCTTGAATTTGTTTATCTGATTTACCAAAACCACGAAGGATTTTAATAATCATTTCTTCACTCATCCATTTAAATCTATGTAAAAACCTGGCATCCGAATAATCTTCCAACTTACTCATTGGATCCAAAACAATTTCTTCGGCTGGTACATGAGATAACTCTAATTCGCGAACTTTGCGCCCAAATTGATCCCGCTCTTCTGTATCTTTAACATCCACGTACACACACATAAGACCTTGTAAAAGCCCATCTAATTTTATTTTATCTCCTTCAGTTTCGAAATGATTATTTTCCATTTCATAAGAAATAATATCATTTAATAACTGTGAGTTTAACAAATCATTATATTGACGAGGTGATATTTTTACAGTGTTAACAACACTTGAATAATAACCTAAAAGCATACGACCAAACAATTTAATAACATTGAATGTTTCTGCTGGTTGACCACGATTTTCTAAAGTAGCAAGTTGTGAGCTAGTATATTGCCTATTATGAAATAGGTTTAATACTTCTGCCGCTTCTTCCCTACTTTCTTCATAAGCGTCATAGCCTATCTTAAAAGTATCTTGTAAAGTAATTACATCTGTTTTCATTGTTTAGCTCCAATAAGCTCATCCATTATATTTCTATCGTCTTTAGTATAACCCTGTTCATTTGGCAAAGCTTTACCATTCTCATCTACTAAACCTTGAATATAATCAACACGTTGTTGTAAAGCTTCTTGTATGCCTTGTAGCTTTTCTTGATCAGCACCTAAACGTACTTTTGCAGAATAAGGGTTCATAAGATTAGCAGTACTATCGAGCTTAGCTTGTACCTGAGCAAGTGACGTTTTGAAAGCTTCTAATACTGGACCAAGCTTTTGTTTGTCTGTTCCATAAGCTTCATTAAAAGATTTAATCTCTGCTTCAGTTAAAGCTGAACCATATAATGCATGTCTAACACTATTTCTAAATGCTGCGTATGCAGTTTTTGCTTCTACACCTTTTATATTATCACTTAAGTATTTCTTAGCTCCAGCTAGTTGTTTATCAACAAGACCTGTTTGAGCTTCACTAAGCTTGGATGCAGGATCACCTAGGGAAATTAGTTGCCTTATTTCCGTTACGGCTTTTTTATCCGCTTCTGAAAGCTCTGTGTTAGTTAACACCTCAATTTCATTAATGGCTCTATAAGCTTTATTATATTGTTTCGGATCACTAAAGTCCATATTAAAGAATTGCTCTTCACCACCAAAATCTTGTAACAACTGTTCGGTTTTATCTGCTGCAGCGTCTAAATCTTTTTGCTTAGTCGTTTTACCATCAGTTTTTAACTTAACTAGTAATTCTTCTCTTTTTATTTGTTGTGCTTCAGCTTCTAAAGCAAGATCAGTATCTTTTTGACCTACTTTTCTGGTTTCTAATTCTAATTCTTTATCTCTGTTTTGATTAGATGTACCGGCCGCAGCATTAGCTATACTTCTTCGATGTTCTAATATTGTGTCTGTCACAGAAGGTTTACTTTCAGCTGAAGCATATCTATTCTGTAGTGCATTAGCTACTGACTCTGCATCACTTTCATAATAACGCTCAGCAACATCTAAATTACCTAAAATCTTTTTAACATATTGTTGTGTTTCTGGAAAAGGAGGTATACCACCATACTTATCAACATTGCCCATACCACCGTTATAAGCAGCAAGTGCAAGTTTAACATCTCCATTATACCTATCTAAAAGCTGGCGCATATATTTTGCACCTCCTTCAATAGCTTGATTAGGATCAAACACATCATCAATACCTAAGTCTTTTGCTGTCGGAGGCATAATTTGCATTAATCCACCCGCTCCTTTTGGAGATACTGCATTTGGATTACCTGCACTCTCAACATGCATTTGCGAAGCAATCAAATTAGGAGGTAGATCATACTTTTCTGCTGCAGCCATAATTTGTTTTTCATATTTATGACCTTCGGCTGTATGTGTCGCTCCTTTTGGACCTTGAACCAAAGATGTAAAAGCCTTATAATTTTCTTGTATGGGTGCAGCACGACGTTGGCCCATTCTTTTCATTACGCCTGTTTCCATTGCGGCTTGATTAGCTACGCCAACAGTCCAATTTTTACCGTCATAAACCTTGTACAAATTCTTGCGCATTATTTCACGCTTTTCATCAGTGTCATATTGAGCTTCACGTAAACCAGCTTGCTTAAGTATATTTGTATCACGATCAAAATCGATATTACTTACCATTTGCACACCTTGTTTAGCCCAAGTTTCCTTAAGTTCTGGATTACTAGATAATGCTTTTTGTAAATAATTCGCATCTCCAGTATAAGCAAAATCTTCAAAAGCTGTATCTGTTGTTTGAGCTAATAATTTATTTTGTAAATCACGAGCTAGTTGTACAGCTTCTTTTGCTGCAAGTTGCTCAGCTTCTCCCATAGAATAAGGTCGAACAGACATATTGCCTTGTTCATCAAATTGGTAACCTTGTTTTTCCAATTCTTGGTTACGTATTTTCGCACGTTCTTGAGCATTGCGTCGACTTTCTTTTAAAGAAATACCTGCTCTTACACCATCTGCAAATCCCATTTTAACCTCCTATAAAGCCGGCAACAGTACCGACAACTTGTCCAGCTGCATCCATATTCGCACCTGAAATATTAGTATATTGATTTCTATAAGCATTACCTGTACTTGTATATGAGTTAATACCTGTACCATAAGCTTGATTAACATTCGACGATGCTTGATTAATATTACCTAGCATGTTTTGACCTTGGTTTAATCCAATACCTAAGAAACCTAGTTTTTGTTCAGCAACACGTTCATCTGCTTCTGTTCTTATACGTGCACGAGCTTCTGCATTTTGAAATGTTGCAGTTGATTTTGCAGCATATTCAATACCACTTCCAGAAATACCTCGTTGAGCTGCTTCACGCTCCATTGTTTTGACTGCACGTTGAAACTCTCTTTGTTGATTTTGCAAACCTAAAGCTGTTAAATCATCAGGATTTAAATCACTATAGTATTCACCAAGATTTTCTTGTATATCACCATAAATATTTTGCCAATCTTCATATTGCTCTTTTTGAAATTCTAAAGTTTCTTTTTGAAGTTTAATACTTTCTTGTGTCAATTTATACTGTTGAGCATTAGCAAAACCAGCCTGTTTAGCAGCTTGCTCTTGACCCTCGTAATCTGTCAATCCAATGGCGTCGGTAACTTTACCAAATACTTTACCCATCTTGAGTCTCCTTAACTATATCTTTTCGATACCGAGTATACTGTACTTGCGCACCATATTTTTCCATTATCGAAGCTATGTTTTCATTTGTTGCATCAACTTCCCAAGCTGTATAACCACGCTCTTCAACAAGTGCAAAACAATGTTCTATTAATTTTTTAAGATCTTTTGAATTTTTATGTGTAACATGTATACCTGAAAAATGAAAAACACCTGGGCTATCTTCATAACCAGTTACAAAACCCATTAAAACTGTGTCATCAAATAAACCAATTGCTTGAAAATTAACCATGTTGTTTATTTGATGCATAAGAGTATTAACAGCTTGAAAAGCATTTATATTCTTGCTAATCTCTGCATACATATCGATAGTTAATTCAACTAATTGATAAAAATCATCGTTATTAATATGTTTAATTTCCATTTTCTAATGCCTGTACTCTAGCTTGTAAATCTTTTATTTCATTAGTTAATTCAATTAAAAATTGTGTTAGTACTTCTGGTTTTTGTTTCACAACTAATTCAATGTCAACTAAATCAGTTAAATTCTGTGGTATTTGTATGTTACCTGCCATTTTCTCTACCTACAACTTTAAATTCATACTCATACACAGTTCCAATACCTACTATTTCTATTTGCATACCATAACCTCTTTGCTGTTCAGCAGGCGGAGATATATCATGCGTTTTATTACCTGTTATAACTTTTGATTGAACTTCATCACCATCAATATAAATTTTAACAGTAAACGTTCCATTTGCACGAATGTAAATATTGTTATATAATTTTACTTGTGTGTGACTACCTTCTATAAACAAAGGCGACATATAAGTAAAGCTTAACTGATCTCCTGTAAATAAAGATACAAGATTATCTCCAACACGACCATAAACTGTATCATTATGCACTACAATATTATCTATACTATCAGAAAATGAAAAAGTACGATAAGACATACCAAATCGTAAATCCATAATTAAAATCGTGCCATCTGTTAAACATAAGTAATATATTTCACTTTTTACAGCTGCATTTACAATGTCAAAAGATCTTTTACCTAATTTATCTTTAGAAATTACTTGTATGTAATTACCATTATATACACACAATCCATCTTTAGAAGCCCAAACAGGCATTGTTTTTACTACTTTAGCAGAATTATGAGAAATAGAGCCTTGCTCTGTTGTTAAGGGTAATTTTCTAAACGTTGAACTATCAGTACCAACAACCTTAGTTATTCGATCATCCATAGCAACTAATATACCATCTTGTACAGGTAATATCATAGTTAAGTTTTTCGCAAACTCTATAAAGTTGGTAGCAGGCCAATAATCAGGCTCACCTATTTTACTAAAATATAATTTTGTACCAACAGCCGCAAACATAATTCCATAAGCTTCTACTAAAAACCTAGCTCCAGTCTCTAAAACTTGATTATCATACGTATCTAGCAAAGAGCCTTCTAAATCCAAAGTTAAAGTATCATCACGATAAACTGCATTGGTATGATCAATTTCTTCTATAAGTGTCATAGTTGTTATACTATCACCTATTCTATAAATGCGGATTTTATCTACTTGATAATCATCAGACAAAATAAAACCTGAAATATCCGCCACTTTATCCGCAGCAATGACAGTTTCATCTGATATCGGTGAAGGCACACTTTCCACATCGTCTTGTGAATTGTAATAAGTATAAACATATTGTAAAGTAGCTTCGCTAGTAGATATTTTTTCACTCGCAGATGGTTCTGCTTGTGTACAAACTAATTTTTCTATTGGTGCTTCTATACCTAGGAGAGTTTCTTGATTACCATCAAATTTCCTAGCTCTTTTATTTTCTTCAGTAAAATATAAGTAATTTTTATATTCTACGTAAGATCTTGCAGCAGTTGAACTCAACCATTCATCAGAAAAATTATAAAAATAACCGCTAATAATCTCATCAGGTATAACTGAATAATCTAATGCTGAATTCAGTAATAAATCTGTGTTGTCTACATTATTAAGTACAGTAGCTTCATTAGGTAATACTAATGAAGCATGTACTCTTTGTGATAGACCGCCATCAAATTTATTTATTTGCATTATAAAACCTTAATTTGATACATTAATGAAACATTACGCGGTCTAGTTTCAGAACTACCAGAAGATGCAGTAGCACCTGTAATAGTGTGAGTATGATTACCTGCAGTAGAAGTAGAAGAAAATTGTCCTGTTGCTGCAGACCCTTGAGCCCCTGCATTACCTGAACCAGATAGTCCTCCTGTCAAAGTATGAGAATGGTTACCTGCAGTAGACGTAGCTAAGGTACCTACACTGTGGTTATGCGACTCAAGAGCACCAGACTGATTGTCCCCAATTGCTCTACCTGCATCTATACCTCTACTGTTATCCCAACCTCGTAAAAATTCACCTCTATAGTCAGGTAAATTAAATGTTGTAGACTCATCACCTGCTCCGTAAGTGTCTCCAATTTTTGCATACAATGTTGCATAAGTTGTACGTGATATTTCCGATCCGTCACATTCCAACCAACCAGAGTCTGGTGTTGAATACGGTACACCTATAACAGCACCAACAGGCACACCTGTATCTAGTCCAGTTAATTGAGATCCGTCTACTGCAGGTAAACGGGCAGATCCATCAAGCTGAACCAAATTATTAGCCGAAGTACCTACATCAAGTAGTTGAACAGCTGATGTTGCAGCATCCAAATCATCAAGGTCACTAATAATAGCAGCATCTGCAGCTTCAAATGCAGCAGTTACAACAGCATCAGCAGCAATATAATCTGTATCAGGTGGAATAACTAAGTTACCAGCCGTAGGGTCATAAATAAACATAAGCTCAGTGCCGTAGTATATTTCAACATTATTAGCATCAATTGTTTTACGCCAAATTCTACCTGCTAAATCTAGGTCCAAGGCAGAAGTATTTATTAAACCAGTTAGTAAATTACCTCCCTCGTCAACAACTTCAGGTAAGTTGTCAATTTGCAGTTGCAAAGCATCAAATTTTTCACTCATTGAAAAATTTGCATCATATGGTAGATTAGCACCATTAATTTTTGTAATTTCAACTTCAGTTGGACCAGGTCCTCTTTCTTGTGTTACTGTACCAACACCAATTAAAAGATCCTCTAATCCAATTAAATTCTTTTGTACTATTACTTGTATCATCCTAATGGCCTATATGTTACATTTCTATCATGACGAGAGAAGTTTTTAGACCTCTCAAAACTATACATTCTAACTAATCCTTCATACATATCTAATTCTTCTTTAGCCATACCACGATTTTGCACATCTTGGTTATCCCTTAAAGCCATACCTGCAACATAATGTATTAAAGGTTGTTCAACTAAATCGTCAATATTTAATTCATCAGCTAAAGCACTTACTTTACTGTGTTTACGTACGTAATAAAATTTAATAACAGCTGCAGCTGGGACTAGAGCTATATCACCTATTGTATCAGCTAATACAGGTTGTATATCACTATAGGAAATATCTGTTGTTACTCCATATAACTGATTATACACAATATGATCATTTTGAGCATTTTCTACAATAGGGTATTGCTTATATTGGCCATTTTGTTGATGATTAGTCACAATAGCTTTAACTTTTGTACCTTTTTCTAACTGCCATTCTGGATCCATCTCATCCATTTCTTCAAATGAATATATTGGTAATGGTTCATCTAGGTATTCAGCTCGTGTAATTTTAGTTGAGACAGATGTTAAGTCGATATCAACTAGTAAATCTTGCACAACATAGAACTTTACTTCTTCAAATAGAGTTGTACGTTTTGCAATATCTCTTAATCCATTATTTAATAAAGAAATAAGGCGGGTATTAGTCCACCTTTCTTCATCAGTATCTGATAAAATATATCTACTTTGTGTTAATATGTCTGATACTAGCATAAAAGCCTCAAAATTAGTGCTAGACGGCCGAAACCGTCTAGCATATATTTATTAAACTAGGTTTGTTAGGTCACCACAGCCTTTGTTGTATTCAACGTACTCTACGATGAATACAAACTCACCTGCAGATGGTGTTGCACTAAACAAAGCAGTAACAGTTTTACCTGTTCCAGTGTCTAGAGCACCTGCGTCAGCAAGACCTTCAACAACGGCAGCACCGTCAATATCAAGGTCATTACCGAGCTCAGCACCACCGTCAAAACCAAAATCCACTGTTAGTGAAGCTTGGCCGGCAACTTTTACAATACAGTAAGAAGCAACAATCAATGCATTAGGTGGTAAAACGAATAGTTCGTTTGACGCATCTGCTACATCTCCTGCTTTAACAGTTACAGCTGAGGCTGAAACAGTCTTCTTTTCTGAGTTTTTACCTACTCGAGTTAAGTTAGTCATAGTCTTTCTCCTTCTTAGATTTCGACGTCGACAGCAACAACACCCCAGTCGATACTGGCAACCTTACCATCCGCATAGTCTGTATCTTCAGCAGTTAGAATGGTTTTTTGAGTTTCCATCCAAACTTCTAGAGCAGACTCGGATTTGATACCAAAATCTTGTGAAGGTTGCCACTTATAGTCTGGCATTTTACCGAAGCCCATTTGGATTGCGTTAGCACCCAAAAGAAGTCCACGAGAATGCAGAGTATCAGCAGCGTTGAAGTCAGATTGACCAGTCCAAGCATCAGCCGTGTCATATTGACGAAGACCTGCAATTTCCACTGCAGAAGCGTCAAGATCCCAGGTTGTGCCTGTTCCTTCTGTTTCACCAAAGAATTGGTCTGCTTCTACAAGGTAGAGGTTACCAATCTTACCAAACACACCTTTAATAGCACGGTTCTCGTTACCTCGAACATCACCATTATAAACAAGTGTTTGATACCCAGTAGACTTTTTCAACTTAGCGGCCATAGCTGCATCCATAATGAAAAGCCAGCAAGGGCGTCCATCACTTAGCATATATGGTTGTAGAGGACGTCTACGTGCACCAGTTGAAAATCCAGTACTTGTTTTAAGCGTTTTCTCAATATCAAGTAAAGCATTATAGTCTAGGGTGGATCCAAGATCAATAATATGAGTAGGAGCAGAACCCTTAAGTCCTTGCGCCGCATCAAAAATTGCTTGGTCTTTAAAACGTACAAACAAGTCACCAAGTTTGTTACGTGAGTCAGAGTGCTGAGAGATACTCAGATCACCGATGTCAACAGCATCAAATGCATCACCATTATCAGCAACCAGACGGTAACGTTCAACAGTGATTTTGTCACTGAATTTACGTTTCTGTTCACCTTTACCAAAAGCAGTTTCCTTACCTTTGATGGCTTTACCAGCAAGACTACCATCGTAATCAAATACAACAGTGTGTCCTTCGGCAGCGTTTGTGTTGTTGGATTGAAATACAACTGAGTCAGCTGAATTTCCTGTGAATGGAGCCCAAAATGACTTCGATTTAGCTTGAATTAAGCCTTCTCTCATCCATTTCTTACGCTTCAAATCACTATCAATGCTTACATAAGCCATGATTTTCTCCGTTTCTTAATGTTGTCAACAATTTACACCATGTAAATTGAAGTTTGAAAATATTAATACGTTTCTTTCTTATATGACGTAACAATATCTTCTTTTACAGCATTACCATCCGGACGACTGCTTCCACCAACTTTACTCAAGTTAACAGTGTTTGGCAAGTCTTCTTGCTTCACGACTTTACCTGTCTTAAGATAGTCGTGGCATTGTTGTAGAAATTCAGTAAAAGAGATGTCACCTTTTTCTAACTTATTAGTTATACGAGGTGGAATATCATTTGCGATAATATCATCGTCGAGTTCAAAACCAGGATTGGCTTCGAGGAATTCAGCGAGTTGTTGACCGCGGCTTTCTTTTTCTGTTTCATCCAGAGTAGACTCAGAAACTTTCTTAATCTCTTCGTCAAGCTCTTGTGAACGTTTAGCTTTCGCCTCATTTTCCAGAACGTTAATCTTCTTTCTCCAAGCTTCCGGGTCTTCGAATTTTAAATCTTCAAGTTCCGCGGCCTGCTCATCGGTAAGGTTAAGCTCTACGTTTCCAATAGCCTGATTTCGGAGAGCAGATTTTTCTGCTTCCAGTGCTTTAATTCTCTGATTAGATTTTGTATAATTGGCTTGGTTATCTCTAACGCGTTTTTCTGCAGTAACTGCATACTTCAACTCTTCAGAGATTTCCTCGTCGTCGGAAAAAACCAAATTACCTTTATCATCCACTGGTGTTTTTGCCAATGTCTCTTTGACACGATCAGCAAAAGTAACTTCAGATTTAGTATCTTCGGTTTGCTTAGACTGAGTGTCAGCTGCTTGTGCTGGATTACTCATATGTTTTAGCTCCTAGTTTATATTAAAATTTCAATCATTATTAATATTTTATCGCTTTTTTATTTACATGTACACAAAAAACGCGTTATAATGGAATTAATAAATTTAATAAATCTAAAAATAATCCCTAAAGTGAAAAAGAACAGCCATGGACAGAATAATCTCATTTTCTATTCCCCCAACTGATACTGCCAGTAAAGAAGAAGTTCAAAAATTAAAAGACCATTGTGCAAAAACAGGTACTAATTTTAGTTTTCTTATTTTAAGAGCAATACGTATGCTAAATAAGGAATTAAAATTATGATAAGTGACAAATTAAAAGCACAAGCAATTGCTCAGTTAAGAAGTGGTTATGACGCAGAATTCGTGGCTGAAGAATTAGAAATACCAAAATCATTAGTAGAAGAATGGCGAGATAAACTAGATGGAAATAATCTTGTCGCTTTGGAAGCAGCTGCAATAGCTGTACAAAGAGTTGAAAATGGTGAAATTGTCGGTGTTAACGAAGACACACTTAAAAATGCGCTTGAAGAAACAGCTATAGGTTTAGCTAAGCAAGCTGCTATACCTGGTAGTTGGGGTGATATGGCTCAAGCAAAATCTGTTCAATTATGTGCAGATGCTGTAGCTAAATTATATACTACACTCATTCTTAAAAATAATTCAACTATTAGTATACCAAATCCGAATGAAGGTCAAGGATTAAATGCTTTTACGTCTAAAATGAAAGATTAACAATGCCTTATGCTGAATACAGTTGTCTTTCTATATCACGTGAAGACTTTAGAAAAATATACAAAGATCTACCTATTTTAGAACATGAAGAGTTATTCTATTCTCAAGCTGAAAATAGACAACAACTAGTTGATGAATACCTAACTAGTAAATTATGGCGCTTAAATAACATATATACCATTGTTGACAAATGGGGTGATCGTATGATATTTAAGATGAATAGAGCACAGCATTTGGTATACGCAGCAAGCTTGCGACACCCACGTTTAGTTATACTTAAGTCTAGACAACAAGGTATATCAACATTTTGGCTTGTTTCATTTTTTGATGATTGCTGCACGCAAAAAGATTTATCTATTGGTCTTATGGCACAAGGTCAAGATGAAGCGGAAGCACTGCTTGAAAGAACAAAATTACTATGGGACACTTTAGACGGTGAAATTAAAACTTTCTTAGGTCTGAGATTACTTGTTGATAATACTAAAGAGTTTAAATTAAGTAGTAACAGTAAAATCTTTATTCGAACATCTTTCCGATCAACAACACTGCAGCGATTACATATCTCTGAAATGGGTAAAATTGCTAACGCAGCTCCTAAGAAAGCTAATGAGGTTAAAACAGGTTCATTACAAGCACTTGCGCAAGGTAATATTGGGGTGGTTGAAAGTACAGCTGAAGGTGACAATCTGTTTAAAGATATGTGGGACAATGCTGTCTTATACTTACAAAATATGTCCAAGAAAGACTTTATGCCTGTGTTTTTGTCTTGGATTGACGATCCCGACTGTAATGTTGAAGAAGATCAAGTCATAACTCCCGCCAATGCTAAATACTTTAAAAAGATTGAAGACAATCTAGGTATTCGCTTAACACGTACACAAAAGAACTTTTGGATTGTTCAATATCGTGAGCTAAGTGAACGAGTGTACCAAGAATATCCTGCAACAGCTTTAGAAGCATTCATGGCCACCAAAAAAGGCTCCTACTATGCAGATTTATATATGGAACATATTATTGGTAATAATCGTGAAATTAAAAACATATACGATAAGAATTTATACACTCAATGTGCTTTCGACCTAGGTATGAATGATACAATGGTCTGTTTGCCGTTCCAATGCTATACTGATGATGAATTTCGCATTATTGATGAGTTTTATGATAATGGTCAACAAATCAAGTATTATACTGATTGGATGAAAGAGCAACCATGGTGGGAAACACTTAATCATGTCATTCTTCCGCATGATGGTGCTGTTACTAGTTTGAACGATGGTAAAACACGTGAAGACATATTTAGAGAAGAACTTAAGACTAATAAAGATGGTACTCCTAAAGAGATAAAAGTTCATATAACTGTACTAGAGAAAACAGCAAGTGTTAATACAGACATAGAGCTTGTACGTATTGCATTGCACAACTTATATTTAGATATTAAATGCGAGTTTATTAAAAAATGTATTTTAGGGTACAAAAAAGAATGGGATGATAGAAGAGAGCGCTGGAGAGATAAACCTGACCACTCAGGAGATGATAGTCATGGAGCAGACGCTGTTAGATATATGGTTATGGGCGCAAATCGAGGTTCTACATTAAGAGCACCAACTAAACGACCTACATCAACTAAGGAATATGGTCGAACCCGCCATAGGCAAGGTGGCAGAGGACATGACATCTAAATTACCAAAGACTTACTTGAATTGCTAGCGAGCATCCCATATGCAGTGGAGGAAGAACTGTTCTTAATACTTAATCCTATTACTCATGTGATGCCAGTAGGTGACTATAGGCCTCATGAATGCTGCGCAACTTGTTGGTGTAACCCTACATTAGATGAAGAGATCTGTCTGCACAATGCTTTAGATGGCAGAGATACAGCAACATTACACTGATATATTACTGTTACGTTTGTATTAAATTTAATACATAACTGTACAGCATGTTAATTTCTACTGACATCTTGTAACGCAAACGCCCGCCCCCGGGCTGGCCCTACCGCCCCTCAAATTTAGCTGTCATTCACCAACCTTTTATCAATAGAATAATACTTGGTAGTAAACAACTATTCATTGTATTATATTATGGTAACTCTTTATTATGATTTACTATCATGGCTTGATATGTCTTTAGAGCATTGCAGTTATTGCATGTCTACTATGTCTGTTGCTCATTTGTCATAATGAACTAATTAGTTAATGGTTGTCCAGTACCAACTAATAGGGGAGGTTTACATAACAGTAAATAGTATAAAGTATTATATTGAAGCAATTATGACTAATTATGAAAAATAGTAATTATGTTAAATAATTATTATAAAGTATTATATTAATGTGATTACAAAATATAACTAATTACAATAATTCAAAGGCACTTTTGAAAAAGCTCAATTTTGAGGCTTTACTATAGCAGTAAAAGCCGCATAATTTGCCAACCGATGTTATTACGTAAATAGGCATTATTTTGACCTTTGTTGGAAAACCGTTAATTGATGCATTTTCAATCATTGCGTTATAATAATTTATAGTAGTTGCTATCAACCAAGTAATTAAGTGTTACTGAACAAGTAATTAAGTGTCACCAGTCAACTAATAATTATTCACCAATTAATAATACTTGTGTTCTACCAACTAATAAATTTATTAGCCACCAACTACCAAGTAAGTCACCTTAAAACTCTTTACCATAACTGTAATACTATTCCATAATACTGTAACATTATTTCAGTCCATATTTAGCCATAGAGCTCAGTGTTTTAAAGTCCGCTTATGATTGCCAACGAAAAGCCAACTTCTCCTGTATGACCATTTAAAGCTCCTTTATGACCATTTCCTCTTTTTAGTTCAAAATTAGTCTTTGATTGTTATAATAATAATTGTGAATAACTTTATTATTTTATTTACTTTTATTTTAATTCTAACTATAATGAAAGACCTTAGCAATGTTAAAGATTAATACTATTGAGCTTATAATATTAAAAAAGCAACTTTGGAATGAGTTTACCATAGCAACAAATAATTTTGAAATTAATTTAAAATAACTGTTTACTTTGGATTTATTTGTGCTATAATGATTATATTAAATTGATTAACCAACTAGGAGATTAAAAATTATGATTGACCATATTAAAAGAATGGAAGAGCTTTTTATAGTTCATGTTGAACTTAGAGACTCTGAAGAGGCACCAGAAAATTGGGATTTAGCTGATACAATTGAATGGCTCTGTGAGACTTATTCAGAAGTTGAGCTAGATGATAAATTTGAACATATTAGTGGATATTGGTTAAATAATTTATCAGTTAAATAATAAAAGTTAATAACTTAGCAATAAGTTATTTAACATAATAGCATGACTTATATTGTGCTATTATGGTAAATAATATAAACTAAATACAAGGAAATTATTATGATTTATAAAGATGCAATGAAGCTGATTGAAACAGCTAGTAAAATTTATATCTGTGTTGAATATACTTGCGAAGGTGAAATAGCTTATATGCACTTACAAGGTATTAAAAAAGATGTCATTAGTGAGTTAAAAGCAAAACAAGCTATGACTGATCGACCAATTGAAATAAATATTAGTACATTAGCTTCGGGTAATGTTTACATTAATTAATATGTAAATATAAATTAGTCTTTATAATATTATTTCTTTTTTGAAAATAATCGTTTACAAGATGAATTTACTATGATATAAAGGATAAATACAATGTTTAATCTACTTAGATATAAATTTTGGAAACATGCAACACTATATAAAGAAGGGAAATACAATGCGAAAGATTATTATATACATAATGGCAGTTACGGGTTATCGTGTCAAACATACAACACGAAGCAATCAGATTTTGAACAGAGATGCAAACGAATATCTAAGACTGAAATTAGCGCGCCGACATTATTAATGAGCACAACTAGTGTAATGTGTTCTTATATATGTACATTACCACAATCACAACCAAAACTAAGGATAATAAAATGATACAATCTGAAAACGATATTCCAACTATGGAAAAAGAAAATAATAGCGATATAATTCAAATTTTATGTGTACATTTAAATCAAAGCACGTTATAATCTTTAAATAATTTCGAAACGTCTTATTATATAGGGCGTCTGTTGGAAACGAGCAAGCCAACACTGATGAGAATGCTCATAACTTATATAAAGAAAAGGACTATATTATGTCAAACATTAAAAAAGCATACGTTGAAATTGTTGAACTTTTGGAAGCAAACGAAGATAAAAAAGTAAAATCTATCATCGATCAAGTACGTGAATTGGCTTCAGCTAAGACTTCACGAGCTTCTGGAGACTCTGCACTTCGTGACACTGATGGAAACGTTGTTGCAATCCAAGATTATTACTTCAAACGCTTCATGCCTCTTGTTGGTAATAAAGCAGTGGAATTTGGTGCTAAGAAAAACTCAAGCACTGGCCTTAATACAATGTGTAAAGAAGGTGTTTCTAACTGGACTAAGCAACAACGTGTTGCTAAACAAGCAAATCAAGACCTATTGACACGTGTTGCAAATGGTGAAGTTGCTCCTGAGAATATTGGTGCAGAACAAGCTAAAATTGAAGAAGAGCGCAAATCAATTGCACCTACTGAATTAGGTTTTGAAACTAAGGAAGAAGTTGTAAAATACCTTGAGAAAAACGGCGTAACACTTGCTGCTTAATATGTGAAGAGCAAAAGGCCTCAGTAATTCCCTGCTGAGGCCTTTTCTTTACCTTAATTAGTTTTCCATATTATTGAAATAATAGTTCAGTCCATAGGAGCTCCGTGAGGCCTCGAATATTTTGATTGACAATCACAAGCGGGATTTAAAACACGCTAGATTTGGACAAGATATGGAGACGAAATATATTGAATAAGTCTCAGTAACATATTAAAGCTACTACTGATATTAAATTATGGAAATTAAATAATTATTTACAAATTTAAAAATA